TTCTCAAGCCCTCCAAGCCATGTCACTGAATCGAGCTGAGCCGGAGTTCACGAGTTTCATAACGGGGAAGACGCAGATCAAAGCCAAAGAAGAGGTGTTCAAGAAAGCTTCGCCACTTCAAACCATTTTCGTCACAAGGGACAAGTACCTTTTCAAGATGGGCCCGTTGGGGATATACCTTCTGGACAAGATTTTGGAGCACGCACCGCATTACTGGTATTTGCACGCCAAGAAGGACATCAATGATTTTAGAAACTGGGTGAGGCAAGTGGACGATGACAACCCTTTGTGGGAGATGAATGATCTCGTTAGCCAGGACACATCAATGACCGGAGGTTACATGGTCATGATGGAGCAGGTCATGCAATACTTTTCAATACCTCAGGACCTCATCGACTATTACGTCAAAACGAAGCTCGATTTCAAGACCAGGACAATGTTGATCGCAATCATGACTCTGAGTGGCGAGATATTCACGTACATGATCAATAGTCTGGGCTCAACCGCGAGAGAATGTCTCAAGTTTGGAATGGTTCCAGGTCAGCACATGGCGAATGGGGGAGATGACACGGCTAAACGCGTGGCACTCCCAGTTTCCATCGCATGGAGTGACTGGAAATCATTTGACAGAGCGGCTGAAAAACGCTACACTTCCACGCGTGGCGAGTTTTGCACCATGCTGATTGCTGGCGGTCATGTTTTCAAGAATCCGGTCATATTGTATAGGAGACTGATGATTCATATGGAGAGGGGAAACCTGGACAACATCGTCCTTGGGTACTTTCTCCATTGGAAAGAGATCTACAACTTAGGGGACGAGGCTTACAAGGTGTTGACTGCTAGAGAAATGGACCATGCCAAAATCCTCAATCACTTCTTCTTCAACAGTAAGAAGTTGAGTAACATGGCAAAGAAGATCGACTGGTCTAAATTGAAACAAGATAGGACTACGGAAGACAGTTACAGCACGCAGGAGGAGTACAGCAACCTCAGAGCGTTAGGCGAATGGATGATGACAGGTTATGAGAACGTTACCCCAATCTTTGACGGTGATGTGATGGCTGCATATACTGCTGCTGTTGCGTATGATCCAAATGTCTGAGATAAAATCAACCCAATCCGACGGAACTTCAGCTCCCAGTTTGAGGACAACAGTGCAGGAGCAATCCTACTCTGACGTTTTCTACTTGGAATTGAAAGCCGAAAAGGATGTCACCAAGGTTGAGTTGGCTGAGTTAGTTTA